GTTTGGTTATGATGTTAGCTAATTTAATAGCTGTATTAGTCATTATGGTGTTCCAAGCGTTGCCTATAACAGATGTCATACGTAGTCCAGACATTAGTCCACCCGTAACTAAAAGTTTATGAGACACACCGTCTAGGGTAAACGTCAAATATGAGTGGTCGAAACTATTAATCATGTTGAACATTATTTTATCGTAATCTGCTAATTCTGTAACGGGAACATTATGCCTAGCGTTTTCTACTAAGCGTAACATTATTATCTTGATTTCTTGGGTAGTAGGCTGATGTTCAAAACCTTTATAGTCAAAAGGTAATGAATAAGATGATTCGAGGTTGTGCAAAGTGTTTGACATACGGTTTTGTTCCTGACTGGTGGATTCTTCTAGTGTACTACCAGGCCAAGCTAAATAACAAGCATTAAGCAGATAATCTAGCCAACTCATTATCAAATAACTGATGATATCACTGCTTACTGCTAGTCTAACCTTACCTAGTTCAGATTTAATGATACTTGATGCATATTGCTGAAATGGTTGTAAACAATTTTTTACTAATTCCTCTTTTGACACAACATCTAGCATAAAATTTTTCCTACATTTTATTTTAAACCTCTCATTGTCATAAGTTACATTTAGGTAACCAACTGAACTGGAACCAGTAGTTAGCCAGAGTTCTGATTGGATATAATGTGGTAGTGATAAATAGGAAATGGGTTTTGGTATAACATTTAATATTAGGGATTGTTCTAGGTATGATGAATTATAGAAATTATGATCTTTACCACCATGAGCATAGTCAGTACTCTCGGTCACAAGATCAAATCCAGGAAATGGTAAATTGCGATAGCCAGTTAAACAGTTATTTTCGAAAAAGTAAAACTTGTTAGAATCAAAACACTCTTTTGTTTTGAGTATGTTGGATATTTGTTTGGAGTAGTCAACAAATGATGCAAATCCGTGACTAGGATGTTCCATTTAAGGTAGTTTGCTAGCCATACTTTCGGATATAATACGGCAGCCCAACATAGGTTAAGTACGGTTATGTAATCAAAATCGGTTGATAAATTTTTAGTTAATAGAGTTATTATTGCAGTCGTTTTGGTTTTAATAGCATAAGATATTAGATCTAAGCTTCGTGTTCGTCTAATTGCTAAGTCATTTTTTGTTCTGGGATTAAATATATCTTGAAGAATGTGGTCATTCTTGGTGGTCAACCATTCATCTAATTTATTGATGTCAGGTTTAATTAATTTTATATCGCTAGGTATCCTAACAAGCATTTTGCCCACATCTGATAATTTGATCAATTCAGGAGGTGGTAGCACTCGACTCATCCTAGAGTATCTTGTTAGTGAAGCGATTAAATTAAGTATGTAGTAAGGTTGTGCTTACTGTTGCGCTGACGGAATAAGTTCCGTCATTATTGCGTCTTTGTTTAGTGAAGTTGAGTTGTCAGCTTTCTCTTGTTTAACTTGCTTTAACACACCTTTTAGATCTAACTTCTGTGAACTATCAGGCATATAAAATTTAATTGGGTTGTTTTTCTTACCTCCTATTAGTATATTGGGCATGGCTAGTTTATTGGAATACAACCAAA